GAGTCCCAAGACCCAGAAGCCCTAATAATACTGTGCTCATTTCCGCCCAGTCCAATACCGGCAGTGTTTTAGGATCAAAATCAGAACCCGAAGCCAGCAGGATAAATACCACCAGCGGCTGAATGATGAACTTATAGGCGAATGCCACGCCGCATACCCAGCCGATGAACGGACGCCAGCCAGCCACAAACAGATTATCACTGGCGGCCTCCACCTGGTTGATAGCCAGCTGCCCCTTGGCAAGCTCGGCATCGATCTCCTGGGCCTTCAGCATCAATTCTGCGCGCTGTTGCGCCTGCGCGTCCTTATTAGGAAAAATCCGGTCTATGACGTTATTTAAAAGCCCCGCAACCGGCCCAGCTACTATATCAATGGGGAATGGCATACTATGCAAATGCCCTTTCTATACCCCTATCCACCGTCGCCATGTCGTACGGACAGGAGCCGTTTTCGTGACCTATAATGGCCTCTACCAAGGCCGCTAGTTTATCTTTGGTAAGCACCAATTCATCGTCCGGCCCGACTAAGAGCTGATCGGCTACAGCATCGATATAGGCCGTGGTGTTATTCTCTGTCGGGGGCGCCCAGCGCATGATGATGTCGCGCACGGTCTTGAGCTTATGCTTGTTGTAATAGGTGAGTATGATCTTGCCCAAGGCACGAATGCCGTTTTCTGGTGTATCGAAGGTTTCAAACTCAGGGTCATGGGATGGGGTGATCTTACCCTGCCATGGGGCGCTGCTGATGCGTATATTGCCTGGGTTACAATTACGTATTCCGCGCGGGGTCATCTCTTCTCCATGATCTGCTGCATAAGCTCCATGAACTTGTCCTGCTTCTGGAAGAACGTGATGAAGGAATCTTTGAGCGTGTTTAGCTCAGATAGAAGAGTAGCAAATTCCTTCAGATGCTCATCAAGCGTTCTGATAAGCTCTTTGTCTTCTTTAATCAGTTGTTTTAGTTCTTCCATTGCCTGCCATCATTTGTAAGATTTGCGTTACACCCTTCCTGATCTCGCTCATTTCCTGACGCACCTTTTCGACCTCGTTTTTATCAGCCAAGTCGTCAATGCGGTCATGAATCCTTTCGACCACATCTTTTTTGATGTAGTTGTCGGCCACATGGACTTTATATTCAGCCAGGTCGTCCTTGGTTTTACCCACCGCCCCCACAAGCTTTGTCCATAACCAGCCTCCTACCGTTAATACGACCGCTACCAGACCCTTAAATCCCCATTCAATAAATGAAACATCATCCGACATGGCTTGACATCCCATAGTTTTTCGCCCAATAGTTGCATGGGCTTAGACACCCTACGCGGTCAATGACCGGGTGGCGCAGTCGCATGTCCAGGCGTAAGCTAAAGGACTGCGCGGTCTTCGGACTGTCTAACACCCGGTTGCGATACATAGATTCTCCTGTCTATGGGAGGGGTTGAAACTAAATTGCTACCAATTGGAGCAACACCAAATCCATTACAAAGCCGTTTGTGTCTGTGTTTTCCGCCATTGCCAGTTGATTTGCGCGCGCAGGGGCAGTAGGGCTGGTTACTGTGGCATCTATCCGCCCCAGTAAGTTTAACGGTGCAATGGGCGTCCACTGCACATATTTCATGTTTGCCATAAGAGAGCCTTTCAAAAAGGCCCCTGTCTACGAAGGCGGTTATCCTAGGATTTTCTTGAGATAATTCTGCGTTTCCTTCGGGAGCAGATTGAAATTAGCCCCGCGTTTTATCCATTTGTCGGCATTGCCTGGCCCCCAATTATAAGCCACTAGGGCATGCGCTTCGTTACCGTTGTATCTTTCAAGCATTTTATTAAGGTAGGCTTTCCCAAGAGCTGCATTATATTCTGGATCGGTTTTGAGCCGGTTGAAATCATAAGGAAGCCCTGCAGCCTTAGCAGCGTCATAGGCAGTGTTTGGCATAATCTGCGCCACACCTATCGCACCTTTAGGAGAAACAGCGGATTGCTTGCCCGCGCTTTCGGTCTGAATGACGCGCTGGAAAAGGTCAGGAGCGGCATTGGATTGAGGGGCAAGGGGTGCCTGTACTCTCTCAGGAGTCATCCTAGGGGGCAGCATGCGCATAGGGGTGCGGGTTTCGGAGCCGGAGATTTGACCAGCTACACCGCCGCTAGGAGCAGATAATAAGCCGGTAATAGGTGCCATTGCCTTAGCGGGCTGGCTTGTGCCCTCCAATACATTAAGTAAGTTTTGTGCTTTACCGCGAGCTGCTCCCTTTTGTGCCAATCGCGCTACCGTACCAACCACAGGAGCTGCGCCGCCGCCAATGCCATATCCAACAACGGGGCCAATGGAATTACCTACATTTAGCGAAGAACCTAGGTCGATACCAAACTTACCGCCCAGCTTGAGAAGCTTTTCCGTTCCGCTTGTACGAGCCGCTTCTTTTAAGGTAGCAATTTCCCCTTTAGTCCAGCCGCGAATATTATCGTCATTCTTCCAAAAACGGGTTAGACCTGATTTTATCTTATTTGCATCCCCGTCAGCTTTAGCAATAATATCTGCTATATCATCGAATTTTGAGGCCTGCTTATATTGCTGCCTGCCCTGTTGCAGTAAGCTAATAGCTCGCTTATCGCCTGACGCCAGATTATGACCCTGTAGGTTATCTACGATATTATCTATCGCCTTACGCGCAGCATTAGCAGAAACGCCGTCTTCTGTTGCGCCAATCCTACCAAGAATGCGGCGATACTGGTCAAGCTCATCAAGTCCTATATGTCCATTGTTGTTTTTGATGGTCTCGGTCAGATCATCGATAACTGCAGTGGTTTTTGGATTCAATGCAGGGATGAATTTATGCTGCTTTATAGCCGAATCGACAGTAGAAAGCAGACCATTGGAGGTCGATGGATTTAGAACCGCGCCGACTTGGCGCATCTGATTATAGAGATCGCCACCCTTTTTGAGCAGAGCACTGGCTGAATCCTGTACTGCTTCAGGAGATTTTGCAAAAGCACCTTTAACCGCTTTTACTGCGGTGTCGGCGACATCAGATAAAGATGCGCCAGCGACAGGCAAAGCCCCACCAACAACAGCACCAGAAACTGCACCACTTCTTGCACCTTCGCCGGTCTTGCCGTAGGCAGCCGTACCGCCTCCATAAGCTGCGCCAGACGCGGCACCCGCCAAACCACCTTTAATGGCGCGGCCTGCAATTCCAAGGTCTTTTCCGAGTATTTCGCCAGTCCGAAGGCTATTAGCCACCGCCCCACCGGCTTTTGTTCCTGCTCCAAGTCCACCTGTTGCCACGCCTCCGACTAAGTTTGCCGTAACTGCCGTCTTAGGATTTTGTTTAAATTCTTCCTGTAGCCTAGCGGTTCCAACTTCACGCGCTTTCTTATAATTTTCAGAAAGTGTACCGCCATTTATACCCTTATTAACTAAAGCCGCAAGACCCGCTTGCGCCCTATTTCCTAAGCCGAACGTAGCGCCCTGCAAAGCCTGGTCGCTAACCGTATCAAACATATCAACTTTAGGAGGCTTAATATCGGGGAATTTCTGAGCGATAAGTCCCCTGATCTGCTCACGAGGCATATCATCCGGGAAACTAACGATATCGCCGTTAGGCATTTGGACATTTGGCATGATTTACCTACTTGAAGTAATCACTGTATGAGACAACCCCATTGGATGTAGTAGGCTGGGCGGCAGGATTTGTTAGGGGCCTTTCGGTTGAAACAGCCACCCCAGCCTGTTTTCTTGCTCTTTCCAAGCCTATTTTGATTACATCTTCATAATCATTTAAGGCTTGATCAAACTCATCTTCTGATTGCGCTGTATCCATTCTTGCAATGGCATCCTGCGCTTTAGCGCCCTCTACTTCCGTAATCTGCCCGCCACCCTTTAGGGTGTCATAGGCGCTTAGGAATTGCCCGCCCTTCAATTGTTTTAGCCTTGCATTAAAACTGGCTGCATCAGTGCCAGGAATTGGCTTGCCGAAGTTAAGCACACCAGTAACACCAGGCGCACCAACAACCGCAGACTTGCCAGGATGATTTCTGATTTCTTCGACATATTTTAGCACTCTGTTAGCGGTATCGCTAACGCCAGGGAGGTTCTTTTGGGCAAGCGATAAATTCTCGGCATCCTTGACAGCTTTGGCTTGATCACCCTTAAGGGACGGCTGATCCTGAGGCGGAATTCCCTTCGGAATAACCCCTCCCGTAGCAGGGTTTTCAAACCTGTCGCCAGCATTTAGAAATTGCTCAGCACGTTTTACTTTCAGGTATTCCTGCTTTTGTTCTGGCGAAAGACTATCGAAATACTGAAATTCCCTAATTGCACTAGGCGCACCCTGCCCCCCCATTTGTCTTTGCTGCTGTGCATCCTGGGAATGCAGTTGAGCCTCACCCAGCGCCTGGAAAAAGTTCTTTTTATAGGGCGAGGGCTGGCCTGCTTGTAATAGGCCACGGCTTAAATCCTGCATGGGATTGCCCATTTGCCCCTGCTGCGGCATTCCCTGCGAAAGCAAACCCTGTTGCTGGCCACCGCCCAATAATTCTCCTAAAAAGTCTAGCAATCCCGGCATGTTATCCTCTTGAATTTGACTATTGTATTGGAAACTGTATTATGCCCCTCTGCTCAGGGGGGGCATTATAATGCGATATGTAATATTATTTTTTGCTTTATCCGCGTGTGCACCTAATCCTTATTATCAACAGGAGGGATATCCTGGACAAAGTTTTGATGCTGTTTTACTGCAAGCAGGCCAGCCCTCGCCCTATAAAAAGAACTTTTTCCAGGCGCTGGGTGAGGCAGCCAATTCAACAAATGGGAATTTGCCGCAACAGCCCTATTATTCTCCTGTCAATCCCATGATACGCTGTACTACCACAAAGCAAGGCGTGTTTGAAAATACTACTTGCTATTAAAATGCCAACTATCAGTGAACCCTCTGGAACGTAACTGGTAGCTGGGAATAATCTACCGCCAGCCAGCCATCTTTCATGTGCACGGCTTTTGGATGCGTCAGTAGTAATTCCTCTGCCATTACCCCTACATAAGTGCTTTGGTCAGGATCGACATAGGGCATATATTTAAAGCTGTAGAGATTTACCCCGTCTATATTTTCGATAAAATTAATATTATGTTTTAAGCGGGAATCCGACCAAGGCAGTCCGCCAAATAACGCTAATGGATTAAGCGGACCACCCCCCAAGCCACCTGAAGCTAATCCAGCCAATCCTCCCAATAGGCCCCCACCTCCCGATCCAGCACCAGCAAGGCCGCCCAGACCACCTAAAAGACCCAGCGTGTTTGCTGTATTATTCTGGTAATAAGGCGTACTTGTAGAACTGCTACCTCCATAGTTACCATTTATAAGATTAGCAAAATTTTGTAATGCCAAAGCAGGGGATTGAGACTGCGTATTGAACTTACTAATCTGCTCATTCAATAAGTCCTGTGCCCTACCTGTTTTTACATCACCAACACCCGATAGTTGCCCGATATCGTAATAATCTTGATTAGCCAGTGTTGGCGCGAATAATAGCCCTTGCTGTTGCCTATTGCGTTCTTGATCATAATTCCCGCCATAAATGCCGGTGGCAAGATCACCCAGTGATTTACCCAGCACTTCCTGATTGATGCCGGAGCCGAATCGACCGCCAGCGCCAAAGGCGCTATTTACTCTGCCCTGTACCTGATCGGCTGCCTTATTGAAGGTGGCGTCCAGATAAGGATTGCTGTTCAAATAATCTCCGGATAGCAAGCCCTGCGTGTAATCTTTTGCGGTATTTGTAATTGGCGAACCTGATAGCGCGCGCTGTTTCTGCATCTCTAACGCCTGCAGGCTTTCGGGGGACTGGGCAGCTATTGTAGAGCCCGGATATACTTGCGGGGCCAGCAAGGATTGACCGCCAGAGGTGATAAAGTCATCTAGTTTTGGCTTTGCCCCTGCATTACTAGGCAGCATGAACTGCTCTAGTGTAGGAGCAGGCCCAGAAGGAGCCTTGCCTGTAAAGTTGGCCATTGCAGCTTCGTACAGGTCTTTGTTTTTCTTTGCGCCTGCAACAAGCCCCTGCTGCGTTTCCCATGCATTAAGAGTGGGTTTTACAGCGGCTGCAGTTTGCGTGTTATAAGTTTTCAATGCTTGCTGATAAGCATTATTATCATATTGGGGAGTCTGACCGGAATTCGCAGTTTCCCAGTTATGTAGCGCGGTATTATACCCCTCCATGTTGTATTGTGGGGTAGTCTTTGTATCAAAAAGACGATTTGCTTCTTCAAACTGCTTAAGCAGAGAAGGCTGTTGACCGCTCCACGGGTCTGATTTTTGCGTAACGGTCTGCGAACCACCACCACCACCTGTCGGCATGTTAAAACTCCTGTTCTACAAAGATTTGCGTTTTTTTCCAGCCAATCGCCTTAAAGAGAGGAAGATATCCCTCTCTTGTCACGGCTTCAGCGCCGTCACAGCCGCACCCATGGCTGGCGGTTTCAATAAATTCCTTGAAATATCGCTTGTAATTTCCCCCGCCCATATTGATGCGGAGTATCTTCTTGCGTGGGTATTTTATAATTTCAGTTATTGCGAAGGCTTCACAGTTGCCTGCTACCCACAATTGCATTTCTCTTTCGATAATTGCCTGCAAGTAATCTATTGGGAGAAATTTACCACCACCCCTTACACAGGATTTCAGCACCCACGATTCTAACCTCGGCCATACACTCATGACCTCGTTAGAACGTATGCCACGAATCATCCTATGATTGCATACCTGAAGGTTTTATCGGCGTTGGCATTATTGGGATGCGTGATTACAAATTTATTTCCGGCCACATCATGATTTGCGGTGGTCACATACATGCCGCCACCATATAAATCCGCTGCAGCATTTGCCGTCAGGGGTTCAAAGATAATCGCGCTAACTGTTGATAATTGCCCTGAAGCTAAACTTACCGTGGTTGATGCGACATTTGCGGTCAGCGTTATCGTTCCGGTATTGTTGGTGCGCCCTAGCATTATTGTATTAATGGTTTCTGCGAGTTTTCTACACCATTGCAGAGCATTCGGCATACTGAGTGGCGCACCGGGGAAACTCATCGTTTACCGCTTTCCGACATCTCGATTATTTTAATACCATAGACATAGCTTCTAGAAAGAATCCATGAGGTAACGGATATTTTAAAGCGAATGACATCACATAATACTCGACCAACAAAGTCTCTACTATTTGTAATCTGAGTAAGCGTTGCGCCCGTTGCCAATCCGTAACCAGGAAAAGAACCGCCCGGTTCATTTACCAAGCATACAATAGTAGAATTAAGGTCGCCTGGAGTATCAATAGCAAGTCGTGTCCTTGTAATATTTACAGGGTTACCCGTTTCGGTCGTTTGTAAAGTTTTAGTATGAAATGTCGCAGTAGAAGTCTGCGAACTTAATCCCATATGATAAAGCTTATTATCTGAGAATCTGAATCCAGCCACAGCTCCCGATAAGAAACTGGAATTATATATAATACCGATAGGATTTAAATTGCTATCCGGTGTTGTTGCTGTCCATTTATCAAATAAATAATTATAAGAATAGAGAAGGCTTTGAGATAATACTGAAGAAGTACTCGTGCCAAAATGCACGACCGGGAAATTGGGATCACCACACGCAGTAGTCCTCAATAACGTAGCTGGTATATCAGATGATGCGTAAATGACATTCCACCAATGAATATCCAACTTACCCGCTCCAATATGCCTTATACCGTTTGGGGAAAGCTCTTTAAATCCATCTCTTGATATAAAAAATACGCGTTCTCCAACTTGGCATATACTGCCAGGAACAAAGCATCCTATACCCTTTGCTACTTCTCGTGCAGAATATACTAGTGGGCTCCCAACATAGTCATAACGAGTAATAGCGCGTTCTTGGAATACATAGAAATAATCGGCATAACCAGCAACGCCTGTTATAGGTCCATTATTAGAGTCAAGATCATCAAAATCTGCCTGAGTAGTCGCACTGGACGCCCAAGAAGCAGTGGGATCGCCTTGCGCAGACCACCGTACTCTAAAGGGGTATACCGTGCCATCATTGATATAGCCAAGAACAACAAAGTCCCCAGAAATGGTTATATACCTTGCCTTAGGTGGACTACCAGACAAAGCTGAAAATACACTGTCTGTACCGGCTAGATAGGTTTGGGTCTCATCCGTATAATTTACAGCTATGACTCGATTACCAAAGGAGGCAAATCTCCATACTTCTGTTGAAGCCGTAGTATATGCACCACCAGATGACCTTGTAACATCAGTCCAACCAGTCCCATTGACAAGTTTCAATGCTGCAGCAGATCCACCAAAAGTATAATAAGTTCCATTTGAGGCACGAAGCGAGAAGAGCCCCAAGGATGCCGCCCCAAGTCCAGTAGCCGATGTTATGGCTATCGTAGCCCCAAACGGAGCAAAACCCTTGCCAGTATTTATTACATTATTGGGGCCGCATTGAGTGTTAGCCCCTGATGAACCATTAACACCACCCTCCAAGATTGAGGCATCTGGAGTAAAGTCATCCTGTATGGGGAGGAACATCAGAAATCCGTGGGCTCTACGGCAGATTGTTCATGATGCCCTGCGCTTTTGCTTCTTAAGGCATCCAAGGCTTCGTTTTCGTCTTGCTGCGCAACCAGCGCTTCCTCCGCGTTTTTCAGAACTCGCATATTGAGCATTTTCCTCGCCCTTGCCTCAATTAAATCTTCCGCATAGGTGGTAAAATCATTGCTGGAAGTGGTAACACTCATCTCTGAATAGGTCTTGGTGTGGTATAAGGTGATTGGATACGCGCCATTAGCCAGGGGATAGGTGTATATCCGGTTTTGCCACCACGCATAAGCTATGGGCTGATTCTTCGTTCCCGTTACATTTGCTTTTTGGATGTCTTCTATCTTCCAGGGTTCAAGTTCATAATCACTGCCATTTACAGTAATTTCTGCAAACTTGATTTGTGCTATATCTGTGGGGAACGCTGCGGGGGAAGCATTTGTATAATAAGCCGCACTATCGGAAGTGGTGAAAGTTGATGTGGTTTCGGTAAACCAGAACGGCTCTTTAGAGTAAAAGGAAATAGCCCGGTTTATGGCCTTGATGATCTGCGTAGTCAGGTCGCTTCTGTTTAGATCGTCAGCTATCCTGTCCTGTACAGTCCCAAGGGTTCCCATATCATCCACTCATTAGTTTTTTTACAGTTTCATTATGTTCGGCTTTTGGTAGGCATTTCTCTAAATCAAAGAGGAATTTAGGCAGCTTCTTACCACTGCAATTCACCGCATGGACAGAATCGCCCATCAGCTTTTCCCACGGTTCTGAGTAATTCGTTATGCGCTGCCACTTATGCCACAGGGCAGAGTGTTCGCTTTCTATCGTTTCAGGGTATGCCGGAATCCCCTGAGTATAATGTATGAGCTTTGCATCCTTAGGGCTGTCGTATCCTACAAGATGGTTCCATTCGCGGGGAAGATCACCGATTTCCTGCGTCCAATTTATGCCGTGTAATCCATCGGCGGTTTCGATAAACTCTGGCGTAAGTTTTTTGTTATCTTCATGCGAGCAGTTAAACAACATCACCGAAGCCCATTCAAAACGGTGTTCGTTCTTACTCACGTAAACCGCTTTATCTCCTGCAAGCTTAATCAGCTCACAGATGTCGCCATTAAGTATGATGTCAACGTCAAGAAAAAGGGCGATTCCTTCGTAATTGCATAGGTAGGGGACTAGAAAGCGCGACCATGTGAAGGGCGTGAGTCCTGTTCTTTTAAGCGGTAACTGACTTATCCTAAGCGGGATAATTGCTACCGGCTCACTTGCCTGTGCAATAATTGACTGTTGTAGAACATTGAAACTTACGGGCTGACGCTCATCAAACCCTATGAAGATTTTATACATGTGCCTCCAAAATTAAATCATTCGCCAGTTTCATGATGGGCTTATACCCAAAACCAGCTAAATACTCTTCGATGCCCTCCTTCGTAAGGCCGTAGTTCCTACATCTCCATTTATGCTCGATCATGAGGATTGGCTTAAATTTACTCATGGTTTCCTCTGCTCCTTTAAGAGCGAAATATTCATATCCCTCTATGTCGAGCTGGATCAAGTCACATGCGGGCAGATTTAAATCATCAATTCTTAGGACTGGTACACTGCCGAGCTTTTCATTTATAGAATGCGCCCCGGCATTGACTTCTTCGATGTTCATTGCCACGGTTTTGTGTTCACAACCTAAGGCTGCCTGGTATTTAAATATATTCTCCGCCGTTGCATTCCTTACCAAACAGTGGAAATTCTCATGGTGGGGTTCAAATGTGTAAACCCATTTGAAATGTTTCGACATCTCCCGGGGCCATATCCCGCAATTCCCACCGGCCTGAACTGCAATTCGCTTCTCTTTGCAGCGATCAATTACCTTTAAAAGATTCGGTATTGAACCAACCGCATCCCTTCTGCATTTTTTGTCCATCGCGGGCCATAAGTCACCCTCTATGGTAAGATAGCCGACCATACTTCCTTCATCATTTGCTTACGGTGGCCTTTGAAATGCAGAATCTTTGCATTCTCAGATATTCGCTTGTTTCTCTCCTGTTTCTCCGGCGTCTTTTCCATACTGGGAGAAGCGTTCCAAAGGTCACACGGAACACGTAAAACCTTTAGGCCGCATGGCGTGTCGTTAAATTCCACTAAAAGCTCATTTAGTGCTTTCTGGTCACCGAACCAACGCTGTTTGTTAAAGGGGTATTGACGCGCCCTTGCCCGCATATCCTCGTAAAATGCTATTAGTTTTTCCTTGGCATGGGGTTTTACATATTGAACACCCATGTTTATCTTTTCCGGCCCGTCCCTCTCGGTTACGGCCATATCGAAGTCCTGCTCAAACAGCTCATCAACAGGGCGAATGACCAATACATCCGGGTCAATAAAGACCGTATTACAATCAAAAATCGGGCTTTCAAGATAGCATTGCCGCGCGTAAAGTATCCATAAAGCAAGATTCGGCTCTATGTTCTCCGTAGGGATATATTCATCATAATCCCCTTCTACCTTCGTACCCACCAAAACAGTTTTATATCCGAGCTTTTTGACTGAATTTATCGCGTCTTTAATAAGCTCTAAAAACTCATCTCTTCCTTGATGCCTATACACAATAACAAACTTCATGGCTGTGCCATGATTTTAATACCGTTTGACACTTTCTCAAAACGCACTACGTCAAAATGGTCAAAAAAGCAATTAAGCCACCATCGCGGGGATTCCGTGATTAAATGTGCATTTCTTCCATCAGGCAGCATCTTAAGTGATGCCCCTGTCGCAATAACAGCAAACAACGCCTTTTTTGTAACGCTTTTAAGGTGCCTCATCACATCGCCCAGACATTCGGGCTCGATATGTTCAAGCACATCCGTACACACCACTAAATCCGCAGGCTCCGGTAATGCGGAGAACCTTGGAATTGCAGGATCATACTGTTTAATCGCAAAAGAAAACTGCATGGAAAGGGTTGATTTCCCACAGCCATAATCAAGAATATCATTCGTTCCCAGTCTTTCAGCAATGTCCTTCACCTCATGGAAGTGCTTCTGTCCGCCCCCCCCATAATCCCCATATTGTTTATGGAGATACTCGTTTAGGACTCGATATTCTTCGGATAGTAACTGCATAACTGTGCCTCCAGTTGCTTTAAAACACTCTCCCAATCGCCGAACTCAGGTTGCCAGATATTTTTGACCGACTTATACCAGGGCGCATCTTCGCCATATTTCCCGGCCTGCCACATCGACATTTTAGGACAGAGCTGGATGGTTTCCTTACCTAACGCCCCGGCTAAATGGACTACGCTTTGCGGTACGCTTACTACTAGATCGAGGTTTTCAACCAGCGCAGCTGTCATGTCATAATCGTCTAAAACATCCTGCCAATGATGTATCGTGACACCGTATTTTTCTTTTACGTGGTCGATTTCCTTTTGTGACATCTGATGATATTGGAGAGAGATAAACTCAGCATCGACAGTCTTAAAAATAGGCAGAAACGCTTCCAGAGGAATATAGCGAGCGGCCTTATTGGTCATCTTCGACCCACCACGCCACGAGATGCCGATTTTAGGCTTCGTTCCCAGCATGGCCAATTTCGCCTTTAATTGCTCACTGAGCTTGCTATCGGTCTTTAGGTAGGGGGTACCGGGAAAGTCTCCTACATCTCTCCTGTAGAACCTGCCAAGGCTACCTATCGGTATTTTATAATAAGGCATCTCCGGGGGCCTCCACATCAGGGTGGAAAATTCACGGGTGCCGTATACCTCACATCCGAATGACCTACGGAACATATCCGCGAGCCGCATATGAGAGTCCATTACAACGGTGCAATCTTTCATTAGGTCGGGAATCATTGAGGCGAACATTATCTCGTCGCCGATACCCTGTTCGCCGGTAACAACTACTGAAACGCCCTTAGTCCCATCCCATATCGGCGGATCGCCATAATAGTTTTTATTGACCGGGCGCTTTCCACCCCCGGCATTATCCATTTCATCAAAGCCGCCTGCATAATCGCCTTTTTCAAGTAGCATAAGGGATTTGTTGCCCTTAAGCCTTGCCATGTCTTCATAGTTCGGCCATTTTTCTTCAATCTCTTTTACAAACTCCAGACCCTTTTCAGGCTCACCGGCAGCAACATATAAACCAGTGATGTTTGCCTTGATGTCACATTCTAGATTGCTGAACTCTTCCTCTTTCCCTGCCGGGGGGTTCTTTAAGAGGCCAATGGCCGTATTATAACAATGCAAAGCCTGTGCATATCGCTCTTCTTTACGGTGAGCGAGACCAAGGTTTAAAAGGGCTATCGCCGCTATATGGTCGTCTTCCGTAACCTGTAAGCATAACTCCAGTAACATGATAGCAAGGGCGTTTTGCCCCTTCTTTGCCGCCACAGTTCCCAATGAATAAAGTATCAACGGGTTCTTGGGATTCATGTTTAAGAGCGCGGTTAGTATATCAAAAGCATCGCCCAATTCCGCATGGGTGGGCTTTTCCTTTTTCATAATATCCGCCGCTTTAAAATATAAAGCGTTTATATCAACTAACATTGTGCCTCCCGAAAAAGTACCCCTCCCCGAAGGGAGGGGATACTAGTTAAATGCCATCCATCGTGTAGGTAACATAGCCCTGCACGAGCAGGCTTGCCGTTGCCGACGCGGGGAGATATTTACCCGTGAAGTAGTAGAAACGGTCTACTGCATCGTCAGAAAGGCTTTTCTTAAACGGCAAGCCCAAAGAGAACTGCGCGTTTGCAATCTGGTTCGGATGGTTAGCCGTGGCTTTCGCCTGCGCCGTTCCGAATACAGAGGCGTTGTAGGAAGCCCCGCCAGCAAGTGCATACCCATAATCAGCAGGGCAGGTAGCCGCGCCGCATGAGTGGTACACCTGATAGTCGAGGATGGTTGCGCCGTGCGGAATTTTGCACAACAGAACCACAGCACCGGAGATAGATACCACCGGCGTTGTTCCTGAGTTGAAGTAGAAAGGAATCGTAATATTACGATTGACCTCTTGTTTAACCGGCACACCAGCAAAAGCCTGGGAGCCTGTAGCAGTAAATAAAGCCATATGCCCTCCTTAGCTATGTGCTGCGCCGTAGGTCGGGATGACGAGGGAGCCGAAGTCCTGTGAATTATACTGGTTCTTCTTGGCACCCCAGATCATACCGGCGCTAACGCCGAGCTGGTTATCATAGTCAAACATCTTCTCGACCCATTTCTGACCGTCCGCACCCTGATAGTTTTGGCCAAAGCCAATGCTAGCAGCTTGCGCACCGCAGAATTGAGCACGATAAACACCTGCAGTTACGGAGACAACGCGATTGGCTTTGTGCATAATCGTGTTGTTGTATTCTCCGAGAGCGCCGGTATAAATCGGGTTTCCTGAGATTTGACCGCCCTGTAAGGCTGCTTTCTGGATATCGTACCATGAGCCCGCCGTTGAAGCGTCAAGCCTCAAGTCAGTCACCTGATAGTCATGCAAGA